GGATTTTACGATCCATGGGCTGCTGATGCTACCGTTGACAGAGATGGAAACGGTGGAGAATTTGACTGTACAGTAGAATCTGCTTCTGGTACTATCGGTACTGACGGTGTATTGACTGACGATGTTCTAAGAACTTTCTTACGAAAGATTAGAATCGCAGCAGGTAAAGATCCAAATGTATTCCTAGGCTCCCATGAAGTCTACTCTGAGATACAAGGCTTATACATGCCAAGTGTCCGTATTGCAAACCCATACGGTGAGCAATTAGTTCAAGTAGACGTAAACGGTATCCAGACCTTCAAAGGAACTGGTACTGGTATTCATGTCGACTCTATCTATGGAATTCCATTCATTCCAACAAAAGATGCCCCATCTAATGGTTCAACTGAAGTTGGAAGACTATTTGCATTAGATACATCTGATGCAGAAGGCTATGGATATCCAAGAATCGGAATTCAAGTGGCTATACCAACCGAGTATTATGAAGCAACTAGAAGATCTGCTGGCTATCCATTCGTGAACAATGCTTTCGTTGAGAAAGGTGTGTTCAGAACAATGGGTGAGACAGTTTGTCGCCATTTCAAATCACAAGGTAAAATTAGAGACATTAAACTCTAGTCATACCAACCCCCCTTTTTACACCTTTTTTATATTAACTTTATATATTAGTGGTTCATACATTTCTTAATGGCAATCACAATTGTACAGAATGCCGACCACAAAAGTCTTACAGGAAAGACACTATCTATCCAAGCAGAACTGACTTCTAAGTTAAAGTCAACCATTGTTGACGTCACCTATGGTGGCTCCGACAATTATGCTACTGGTGGTAATGTAGTTGATCTTTCTTTAGGTAGTAGAATCAGTACCGTAATTGGAGCACAAATCCTCCACTGCGATAAAGGTCTACTCTTACAATATGTACCAGCAGCAGCAGGTGCAGCAGCAACTGGTAAGATAAAGTGTTTCGGACACACTCCAACAAGCTCTACAGCAACAGTTGTAGCCCTTGAGGAACTGGATAGTGCAGATACAGCAGTCAATTCAATGACTATTCGTATCCGAATTATCGGTTACTAGACTAAGACCTAGTCATATTTTTTTTCTTAATAATAACATTTTTAAATGGTAATGTGTTATATAACGTATGGATAATATTGATGAATTTTGGGAAAAAATTAAACAATTAGATATGTCAGGGGAATTTAAACATATGCATAAAAAAGAACCTCCTGAGAAAAAATTCAAATTTAATAAGAATAATTTAAGAATTATTTGTAGTAAATGTATTCCAAATCTATATAGTGGATATGGGTATAATGGATTATCTTCAAAAATGATTACGATTAAATGTAAACATGGGTATCAAATACCTAAATATAGAGGACATTCTTTTTTCTAATAATGTTTATATATGACCGATATAATCATTTATTATGAGTTATACCAATCATAACATAAAAGATGTAGCCGCTAGTGGTGTTGTGAAAGCTGGTCACGGTGTTATGACAGCAGTTCACGTTACCAAACTAGGTGCAAGTGGAGACAAAATAGTATTCCATAATGGAGATTCTAATTCAGATCCAGTAGAATTTACAGTATATGGAGAGAGTGTCCAGAACATGGATTCCATTTATAGAAGATTTGAAAATGGCATCTTTGCAGAAGTCACAGGTTCCACTGCTAAATATATAATAGTGTTTAAATAAATCTTTAAATATCAAGTGACTTATAATAGAATATGGTTACTACCACCACATATTGTTCAGTTGGAGATATTAGTGATTTCCTAAGAGTTCCTATTACTTCAACAACCACTCCAAACAAGGAAATGGTACGTAAGATAATTGCCAGAAAAGAAGAGGAGTTAGACAGAAGAATAGGTCATACTTGGAAAACAAAGACAATTACAAGAGAAGTTCACGATTTACCTTTACTATATACATTCGGATGGGGTACTCCAATATTCTTACAACATAGAAATATACACGTTCTTGACGGTGCAGAAGGTGACAAGATAGAAGTTTGGAAGGGAGAATCAGATACATGGGAAAATGTAGTAGGTCAAAATCAATGGTATAACTGTGAGTATGAGAGGGGAACGTTACACTTAAGAGGATATCTGTTTACAATTCTAAGAAAAAATAGGGTCAGGGTTACTTATCGTTATGGTGGTGATAATTTTGCAGGTGATACTGTTATACCATTGGATATTGCAGATGCAGTAATTAAAATGACAGCAATAGAAGTCATGAATACATCATTCCGCATGGATGAGATTCCAAGTGGTGGAAGTGTATCTCCTAGTGAAAGTAAAAGATTTTGGCAAGAGGACATAGATTTATGTGTGTCAAATAGACGAGAAGTATTCGTGATACCGTAGGAAAATGTTCGGTGGTAGCTTGCTTGGAAGAGTATCCAACGCAATGGGTAAGGTGAAGGAAATAATAAGTCAGGGCGGTCATGCGAGAGTATTAGATCCTGAAATAGATGAGGAACCAAAAGATGATGAGATTTTTTATGACGACGTTGCAATAGAGATACCTGATGATTTAGACAAGGACAACGTTTCAATAGAAGATGATTTAACTGACAATCAACTGGCAATGTCTGTGGTTCATTCAGTACAAAGACCAGAAGAACAAATGAAAAAATCAGAACCAGATGACAAGGTGTTTGGAGATGACGAAGATGATCAAGTATATGATACCATGCCAGAAATACCTGATGATTATCGTGTAGCATATTATCCTGCTGGTGGAGAAACTGGAGGTAAGCCAGACATGTCAAAAATAAGGGAATGGGTTAAAAATGTTAAATTTGCAACCATGAGTGATCTTGATAAACAGGTAGAATATGGTATAAAATTCAACACCAAAACACCTACAACATGGGACAAAAAGAAGGAAAAAAGTTTGATAAATGCTGTGGCGTTTCTAGTTGCCAGAAAATTATGGTATGTAGGTAGAAAACCAAGCGGTATGCCAGATGAGGACTGGGCAGAATTAACAGCAGATAAGAGACCTCAACAAGGCTCATTCAGTAAAAATGAGCACTGGGCTGGCTCCTTCCCATATACGGAAGAATATTCTTATAGTACTTGGGAGGATAAAGATATAGATATGTTGAAAAAAAGTGGGAGTGTTAACTGGTAATGTCTATAATAACATATGATGCTGTAGACGATATTATAGCACTAATAAAGACAAAATGGGATACAGTCAGACCTCCTCACATAACCAAAGTATGGGAAAAGAGAACTGTTGGATTCATAGATGACAGAAGTGATGAGATAGTGATATCACCAAAGGGTGAAAATATAGAGTATTTTGGTCTTGGTGGAAGTTCATTCTTCCATGAACAGATAATGGAGTTAGATATACGTACCTATCAGAATATAGACAGACACAATGATGTTGTCAAGCAAATAGTAAAATTAATCAAGGATAATATCGTAGGCACTAATTATACTGATTTAAGGATATTGACTGCATACAGTAGAAACTTTCAATTCCGTAACATGTTCGATTATGTCATAACTATCTCATATAGAAAGATGGCTGAGTAAAAATCTTTAAATAGTAATACAAGTGTTATAAAATATGGCATCTGCTTATACTGGAGGATCTGCATCTATAGCATACGGTTACGAAACAGATTTTGCAGACCACTCTTCAAATGCCCCAACATACGCTGACACATTCGGTCTACAACAAAAAGTAAGCTCATTATCACTTAATACCAGTCAAATACAACTTAACAAATTAGGTCAAGTAGAACCTTCTAAATTTGCTTATGGTCAACAACAAGGATCTTGCAGCATAGGATTTGTTTTTGATGACACTCAGTCTTACAAATTATTTAAATCAATTTATGGTACACCTACTGAAGTATCTGGAACATACACTTATCCAGCAGCAGCAAGTGGTGTAATTTATACAGGAACTAGTGGAACAAGTGTATCACCATTAGCAACACCATCATTAGCAACCAGAATACAAGTTAATGCTGGAACTGATAATATTTTAACCAGAACATTAAAAGGATGTGTAGTTAATTCCGTGGGAATTTCTACAACCATAGGTGAAACAGTTAATGGTACTATTGATATGGCATTTGCCAAAGAAGACACTGCTGACATTGCAGCAGCTACATCTACAATGGTACAACAAGATGCAATAACCAACCAACCATCAACACCATATACATTTGCACACGGTTCATTAAAACTAGCAACAGGTGTCAGTAATGCACTTACAGCAGTTGCAGAAATTCAAGATGTTGATGTCACATTTACTACTAACAACGAATTGTTATATGGATTAGGTAGCCACTATGCACAAACATCATTCAGAAAAATATTTGACATTGGTGGAAGATTCAAAACAACATTCAAAGATAAAACTCTGTTACAACATGTAATTGATCAATCAAGAACCGAAGTTGAAGTACTTCCACAGGATTCAAGCAATGTTGCATTGGAATTAATGTTCACAAACGGTACTAAATCAATGAAATTTGAATTTGGTGGAATATCATTAAATGATCACAGTACAAGTGGCATTGAACCAGCAGAAGTTATTTATGAAGAACTTAACTTCAAAGCAAAATACTCATTCGTAACAGTAGACACAACATAGTTATTACCACAAGCCTTATTAGTAACCCGATTTTATATTTTCTTATGGCTCTTATACCTATAGAGATATTATGGAAAGGGGAGAAGGCTGTAGTTGAATTTGAAGACTCTTTGACATTCGGTGACACTGAAACACTTATAGGAAATTCTGTAGACCTTAGTGATGTCAGTAAACCAAAAATTGACATACAAAAATACAGAATGAATTTATTATTACTAACAATTAAAAAAGCCCCATTTAAAGTGGGAGACATGAATGCTATAAAATTCACTGATTCCAAGATAATCAAATCGATACTAAAGGAGATAGTGAAGGTACACCCTTTAACGACATATATAGAGGATTGGATGGAGACCTTCATAAGCTCAGAGGAATTGAACAAGTTAGATACAGCATCTACTACCACTGTGCCAGCCAATTTGGTTGGGACAAAGAGCAAGTAGACAAACTACCCTTAGACTATCTAAAAAAACTACTTTCCTATCATAGAGACTATATGGAAGAGTCTCAGCGTGCAGGCAGTATGCCAACAAATCGTGCAATGGCTAAAAACTTTAAATAGTTTTATCATTATTTATATAACATGAACCAAAAGAAAGCCAATCAAATGGCTGATGCCTATATAAAGTTATTAGAAAAAGTTACACTTACAACTGATCATTTCAACGGTGCAATGCTTAATGCAATTTCTACAGTTGAAAAACAAACAATAATGGGACAAAATATAGATAAGGAAATTAGAGGTAAGAAAGCATTAAAAAAAGTAGACGACCAATTAATTAGATTACGACATAAATTAAATCGAGATTTAGAAGATAATCACCATAGACAGGTCAGAAGAAACCTGCAAATAAGAGATCAGCATAAAGGACTTGATAGTTCTTTTGCGTTTATGACAAAAACTATGACAGGTGGATTTGGTTTTCAAGCTGCATTCGAACATGTTACAAAAACAATAGTCAAATCAACTTCAACATTTAATGCGTTAGGAGAATCAACAGCTAGACTTGAAAAAGCAGAAGTTGGTTTATCACAAGCAAAAGACAATCTAAAACAAGCCTATAAAAGTGGATCAAAAGCTGATATAAAATTAATGGAAGGTGAGCAAGGATTAGCAGAAAGAGAATTTAAATCTGCACAAGAAGAACATGAAGGTAATCAACAAAAAACAGGTGGTGGAATTGTTGAGAAAAAAGGATTCAAGCAAATGTTTTCAGGATTAAACAAACTTGGTGGACTTGCTAAAAAGGGTGCGTTGCCTATAGGCATTGGAATGGGTGTTGCTGGCATACTCATGAGTGTCATTGTAAAGGCTCTCAGTGCTTCCCCACTTTTCCAACAAATTATGAAGATGATAAAATTTTCGGTCAATCTCATACTTATGCCTATAGGAACATTCTTTGGTGCAATACTTAGACCTATATTAATCACACTTTTAAGAAAATTCATTATACCATACTATTCAACATGGATGCCAAAAATGATGACAATAGGTACTAGCATAGGTGAAGGCATTATCAAATTCTTTGAAGTATTGGAAAATGAAGGTATAGGTGCCGCAATGGGTGTACTGTTTAAGGATGTTGATGTTGGAGCACTCATATGGGATGCATTGGCAAAAACAATACCAGTGTTTAAAGCAGTAGATTTCATCGCTGGTTTATTCAAATGGGGAGATGGTACAGATGCTAATGGTCTTGGTTATGAGGTAAATGCATGGTTTTCAAAAGGTTTAGAAGAAGCCACAACAGACTGGGATGACTTTTGGACAAAAACAAGTGCATGGTTTAGTGGAGGTATTGCTGGAATAACTAGTACATTTACTGACATATGGACTTCTATAACTACTTGGTTCTCTGGAACTCTTGGAGAAATAGCATATGGAGCTGCATCAATATTTGGTATTATAACATCATGGTTTTCAACAGGAATTACTAATGCTGCAACAACATTCACTGGTATATGGGATACTATAATTTCATGGTTCCAAAAAGGTATAAACGGTGTATCAGCAGGATTTGGTGGTATTATTGATACAATCACAAATGCAATTTTAGGTGGTGGAAATGATTATGATGATCAAGGATTTCATAAAGCAGATACAAACAAAAGTGGATATATAACAGATCAAGAGGCTCATAATTGGTATTGGGGTGATGGTAAAATGAAAGCAGTTGAAACAGGAAGTTATGATAAAGTGTTTGGTAGTGGTGGTATAATTAATGAACCAATCAGTGGTATAGGAATGAGCAGTGGTCAGTCATATCTTATGGGTGAATCAGGAGCAGAGATGGTTACCCCACTAGGTAAAAGTGGTGGAGGTAGTAACATCACAATTAACATACAGAACATGAATGGAAGTGATGACGATATGAGAAAATTAAAGAAAACTATATTAGATGTATTACAGGAATCATCAGCTAGCAGAGGTAGAATATGACACAAATAATATTACAAAAACAAATGGACAATACCACTGATGTTGCATTTAGAATAAGCAATCTTAACCAATTAACGTGGACTGTAAATACACCAGTAAGTCCGATGCCACTTCCAGAAGAATCACATGAAGAGAACATGCTGATTAAAATGGAGGGTAACAGTGCGACTATGAGCATATCATGGACACTTGTTGACAGTGATGATTTTGGAACTATAACAAACAATGTATTTTCGGCTGGAACTGCACTAAGTGTGTATCAACAGATAAGCAAGTTTAGAGAGGAATTCGTACCCAAATCAATAGGAGATGGATATAGATTACTAATACTTGATGATGCAGGCAATGAGTTATTGGCAGATTTTGGAACTATAGCTTCAATGAGATTTAACGTTAGTGGTGATTCTCCTATCGTATGGGAAGTATCACTTGAGTTCATGGTAGGTAATGTGATAGCATTGTTAGAGGCAGACATACCAGAAAGACCAGATGAAATTATTATGAGTGAAACCAGTGCTGGTAGTGGAAACATTGATATTGATTGGAAGGCATTTAGTGGATATGCAGGTACTCCAGAACCAATCACTGGTTATAAAATAAAATACAAACTTAATAATTCTCCTTGGGAGATTGTTGAAGGAACAACAAGTGGCTTAACTGGTACTGAGACATTGACTGGTTTGACTGCTGGTAGTTACAGAATTACCTTTGGTTTAAAAAATGCTAACAGTGATGAGGCTAGTGTAGTGTACCTTGGAAGTGCATGGACTGATCCTGTTGCACCTGCAACCAGAAGTAAAACGTTAGTGATAACATGAGCAAAGTAAAGGTAGTTAGCATAAGAAAAGGTACTACTAATAACATTACAAAACGATTAATGTTTACCCCAAAAAGGGCTAATGTTGTAATGGCTGGTCTTCGTGCTTCTGACAGCATGTCTGTAACCGTATCAGGAGAACATGATGTACAGCAAGGTGATGAAATATATTATATCCAAGATGTTGTTGATACTAAAAATCTTCGTGGAATATGGAATTTTTACGGTGGGTTCAGGGACGAAAGTGGGTTTGAACAGGATGATGTCAACTCATCACCATATGTTGTTAAAGACTGTGTAGGTGACATGAGTTCTGATGAAGCAAATGTTGGATTCAAATTCGTTGGTCATTACAAACATAAAATTGATTCAATCGGTGATGATGGTATAGAGATTACAAAAAAATACATAGGTGACAGTAATTTAAATCCACCAATAATTGATTTATCAGGTAATTTTGAGGTGTTTTTACAATTTTTTAACAAGTCTTCGTCAAACATATATCAAACTTTAGTTGACAATTATGACACTGCCAACAGTAAAGGATTTAGAGTCGAAGTTAACATGTCCACAAACGTAGTAAGGATAACGGCTAACACTGGTTCAGGTGCTGACAATGTAATAACATATACTAATTCAACAACCATTGGATCACCAACGCTATTAAGAATCACCAGACAAGGGGGGGTATTTAGACTACAAATAAACAATGATGAAAAAACAATAACAAGTTCAAGTTACAGTGGAGACTTAAACACAACCACCAACATGCATTTCTTTAAACAGTATAACCAAAGTACAGGATATGTTGGCAGTACTGGTTGTTTTATATATCCTTTACAGTTTAGATTTTACAATACTGTACTTGAGGAAAGTGAGGCTAAGTTGATATACATAAGTAAGCCACAGACCATGACAATGAAGTTTGGTGGTAAAGTATGGAAGGTTAATGATAAAGGAAGTAATAAAAAAATATCATGTATTAGTTTCTCAAAGGAAATATTTGATACTGAAATATCATCAACCACATTTGCTGCTGATACCGAATTACTTTACAAGGCTCAGTCAACAACATTACAATTTGGTAAAAGGGAAGGAAATATATTTTTTGCACATCCTACCGCATTAGAAGATCCAAAAATATATGCAATTATTAAAAGTATATTGAAGGAATTAACTGATGACATATATGTATATTATGAAGACAATCCGTCAAGAAACATACAGGAAATTTTTATTGCGACTGGTAGTTTTTTAAATATACTTAAAGCATTATTCATGATGGATCCTGATGTACATACGTTTGGAATAACCCCAAGAAAAATATTGGTTATAAATGTAACAAGTCATTTGAATAACGTGGTCAGTGATCACACATTTAATTTAATAGGAAGTGGTAAAGATGATACAAACACTGCTAACTCAATATATGTTACTGGTGCATTAAAACATATTCCACGTGTAAAAAGTTACACAGTAACCACAGCAGCAAATGATTGGGCTACACCTTTTACTTTACAATCAGCAGATTATTTTATTGCCAATATTGAAAGAGTAACAAAAGTTACTAGAGATGGGGTTGAAATTTCTGAATTAGTAGGTTCTGAAAATTACTATGGTCTAACGGGAAACAGATACAGGGTTGATACAACAAATAACAAAGTGTCCGTGTTTAGTACTGATGCCAATAGTCACACATATATTTTCTCATATGTGTATAATACCTCCTCAAATCCATCAGCATCATTAATTCAGTATAAAAGTGATCCATATTCCATTAGTCAGAATGGTCTATATCATAGAAACATATCTGTTCCACAACTTGGACATGGTCATGATCTAATTACATTTAAAACTAATTATATTGCTGATAACAAAAATATAAATACTAGAGTTGATGCATTCAGACAATCATTGGTCAATAGCTTGGTTGTAGGTCAAAAGGTATATGTTCATTATCTAACTAAAGGAATAGGAACAATATCAAGCGGTGTTATTACCCCACTCTCAATGACTGTAAAATCAATAGAATATGCATACCCTGAAGGTACAACAAAAGTAAGTCTAGGTGAATATGCATTCTCAGGATATGATGTTGAGAAGCAAACCATAGACTCTATTAGCGGTATTGACATTAATACGTCTGTATCCAGAACCACCTACTAGGATAATAATCTTTATATACACCAACGCAATATGATTAATATGAAAGTTACAGGCGATTCAGTCGAAGAAAGAATAGAAAAATTCAATTCATTTAAAGATAATCTCCCAAAATATCATAAAAGAGGAGTTCAAATCAACGTAGCAGATAACGTTACTGCTCTACGTACCAGACAAGAAACCGATGGTACATTACATAAAGAATGGCAATTTACACATAATCTAGTTACATCAACTGGAGATATTTACTATGCTAATAAAATTGCAGGTAAGAAAGCAGACGGAGCAACTTATGCTGATGCAGGAGCAGCAGGTGCAGGATTTGCTGGAGACGGTCACTTATTCCATTATCCAACAGCAACAGTTTCACCATCAACTGTAAGTAACGGTTCAACTGCAAGTGCAGTTTACGGTGCTATGATTTTAGGAACTGCAACCACAACCCCAGATGAAGGTGACACTTATGGTGTATCAGGATCTTCTGGAACAACATTCCAATCTGGTGCTTATGATGCAAGTCATGCATCAGTCAATACAACTAAAACACTAACAGATCTTTATCCAAGATTCAATGATAATGATGCAGATAATACAGGTGGAGCAACAGACCAAGTAACATGGGCTTACTCATGGACTAAAGGAGACTTTACCACAGTAGCTGACCTAACAGGTGGAGTTATTGTCGATAGAGCAACAAGTGCAACACCAGCAAACGCAGCAAAATTACTATGTCACTTTAACTTTGCAAGTCCTTTCGAGAAAACTGCAAACGACACATTAAAAGTCTTCGTAAATCACACATTCGAAGGAGCATAACCTTATGCCTAGAAGGCTAAGTATTGGTGGTTTATTCAAACTCTTAGAAAAGATTGGTCACAGACCACAAGACAGTGCTAATTCCAAAATTCATACCAGTGAACAAGTAAGCGTGGTGCTAGGAAAGTAACATGGTTTCTAATGGTAAAAGAATAGCATATGGTCGTAATCAAAACCGTGTCAATGAAACAACATATCCAGATGACACCAGTGTACCAGTAAGAACAAGTCATTGGAACCAAGATCCTCATGACCAAGCAATATTAGGTTTTACTAAAATCACAGCCACGTTAGATTCAAGTGGAGTAATATACACAAAAGATGACACTACAACATTTGTAGAAGATGACGGTAACACTTATTCCAAACAATCAACACTCATTGAAGTAGAATGTGAAGGTGTCACTACAACAGATGCAATAGTAAAAATTGACATTACTGATACCAATGAAAATGACATAGTATATCTGTACAAAGGAACGGCAGGGGATACAATAACAATATCAGATATAACACCATCAGCAAATGGACATATTAAAACACAACTAAGTGGTGGGGCTACACTAGTCCATGACGGAGTACCAATTATGCTCATTAGAAGAGGTAATTACTGGTATGAATTTGGAGCAGATGGAGCAACAGCAACACCTTATGCAGCTCCAACAATAGGTAGTACATCAATAGCATCAGGATCAACCAATGCAACTATAGCAGGATTAACTTTAACAACACCTGATATTGGAACACCTTCAGCAGGAACATTAACATCATGTACTGGATTACCACAAGCTGGAGTAGTTTCACTTGTATCAGATTTAGCATTAAAATCTCCACTAGCTAGTCCTACATTTACAGGAACAGTCACCACAGCAGCAGTAGATGTAGCAGGAAATAATATAGATAACATTCAAAACTTAGTACATGATTTAACATCAACCGCAAGTGTATCAGGTGCTAGAACATTGGACTTTAACACAGACCAGTTAGAAAGTTGGGCTTTATCAGGAAGTACCGCAATAACATTTAACACTTCTAGTAACAAAGCAGTTGGTCGTTCAAAAACAATCAGATTGGTAAATGATGCAACATTACAAAACCTAACATTAAACGCAAGTTGGAAAATAGTTGGAACAGCACCTACAGATATTGCCGCAAGTAAGACAGCAATCCTAACCTTAACCTGTTTCGGAACAGCCGAGACAGACATAGTAGCCGCATACGCAGTAGAGGCATGACCTTATGTCCCATAGAGACAGTTTAATTAAAAAGAATCATATTCTAAAAAAACCAATGGATTTGTTCAATGTTGGATTTGTTGGAGCTGCTGGTGGAGGAGCTGGAGTAGTAACATACACAGGAAGTTCAGTTATAGATACTGCAAATTCAGGTGGATATAGATATTTAGAATTTCTATCTAGTGGATATGTTATAGTTACAGGAGGGGATGTAGATGTTGAGGTGTTAGCAGTAGGTGGAGGAGGAGGAACACAGAAATTAGGAGGTGGCGGAGGAGGTGGCGGAGCAGGTGGAATATTAAAATCAAATTCATTTACATTGGCTGAAAGTAATTCTACTGGGTATCAGGTTATAGTAGGTGGTGGAGGTGCATATGCAACCACAGCTGGTAATAGTCAAACTGGAAATCCTTCAACATTTGAAATAAATCATACACCTACAAAGATAAACGCAACTGGAGGCGGAGGAGGCGGTGGTGGAAATCATTCTTCAGCCGCACCCAGTTATGGTTCTCATATAGGTGGGAATGGTGCAAACGGTGGAGGTGGATTTATGGGATGGATAACTGGAACTTATGTTGGAGGTACAGGAACATCTCCAACATTCCCAGCAGGTGTTACAGGTACGGCTCATGGTGGACATAATGGAGGATCTTCATCATATGGAACTATGCATTGGAGTGGAGGAAGTGGAGGAGGAGCTGGAGGTATAGGTGTTAATACAGCAAAAGGTGTAATTCAAACAGCCGCAGTAGGAGTAGAAATATCATCATTCCCATCAACATACCATTATGGAGGAGGCGGTGGAGGAAGTGGTCATGATGTTGGATCTCATGGTTCAAACGGTGGAAACGGAGGCGGAGGAGCTGGAGGAGCACATAATAGTACAACTTTAAAAACAGGTGGAAATGGAAGAAATAGTGGAGGAAATACATCTAATACTGCTGCTCATGGTACCGCCCAATATAACCAAAATGGAGGAGCTGGAGGAGCAAATACTGGAGGAGGAGGAGGAAGTGGAGCTTGGTATACCACAACAGGAGGTTCTGGTGGAAGCGGTGTAATGATAGTGAGACACGCAGTATGAGTCATTTCGCAGAAGTAATTAATGGAATAGTAACTAGAGTAATAGTTGCTGAACAGGAATTTATAGATACTTTGGATAATTCAACACAATGGATTCAAACAAGCTATAATACATACGGAGGAGTTAATAAAAGAGAAGGTGGCATCCCACTTAGAAAGAATTTTGCAGGGATAGGAATGGGTTATGATAAAATTAGAGATGCATTTATTGATGATTCACCGTTCCCATCGTGGATATTAAATGAAGAATCATGTTTATATGAACCACCAACACCTTATCCAGATGATGGTAAACAATATTCATGGAATGAAGAAAATCTATCTTGGATAGAATCAGAAATGCCATAAGAGTAATATATAACTTATTAATTATATAATATTGTCGAGGAAGTTTGAGAGTAAATAATATTGTAATTGTAGGTGGAGGTACGGCAGGATGGATGACAGCAACAACGTTTGTTAGACTATTTCCTAAAAAGAAAATCACCCTAATTGAATCACCTAATATCAAAACAGTAGGAGTAGGAGAATCAACTATAGTACAATTTAGACAATGGTTGTCTCTAGTTAAAATAAAAGATGAAGATTTCATGAAGTATACGGATGCAAGTTACAAATTTACCATACGATTTACAAATTTCAATAAAATTAATTCAGGTAGAGTTGAATACCCATTTAGTCAGCCAGAACCAATAGATGATAATAGATTCAATCTATGGTATTTCAAGAAATTAATAAATCCAAAAACACCAAATACAGATTATGCAGATTCATACTATCCAATAATGGCTATGGTAAATAATAATAAAGTCTACAAAGGTAAAGAATTAGGTATTTTTGATTTTAAAAAGGGTACAGCATTTCACTTTGATGCAACAAAGTTTGCTCTATGGTTAAGAGATAATATTTGTCTACCAAAAGTAAATCATATCAAATCAAATGTTAAGGAAATTAAAACAAATGATGATGGTATAGAGTCATTAACATTGGATAATGGTGATGTTATCACAGGAGACTTATTCGTAGATTGTACAGGATTCAAATCTCTATTACTTGGAGAAACAATGGGTGAACCGTTCATACCATATAGTGATATTATACCTAACAACAAGGCATGGGCAACTCATGTGGAATATACAGATAAAGAGAAACAACTTGAAGGAGTGACCAATGCAACTGCCCTGAAAAACGGGTGGGTATGGAATATACCACTTTGGTCTAAGATAGGAACAGGTTATGTTTACTCTGATAAATACACAACAGATGAAAAGGCACTGGCAGAGTTTAAGAAACATCTAAAGAAAAATAAACATGACATAGATGATTGTGAGTTTACCAACATTAAAATGAAAATAGGTATTCACGAAAAGTTATTTGTAAAGAACGTTGTAGCAATAGGATTATCAGCAGGATTCATTGAGCCATTAGAAAGTAATGGATTATACACAGTACATGAATTTTTGTCATATCTTACTAGAATGTTTGAAAGAGATAATATCTCACAATGGGATAGAGATGTGTATAATTACACTTGTAGAAACACTTTCCATAACTGGGCTGAATTTGTTTCCATGCACTACGCATTAGGAGAAAGAGATGACACTCCATATTGGAAGGATAACCTCGATAGAGAATATGAGAAAGGAATAAGGGATTTATCTCCTACACAACATCATGGATTCAGAGACCATATTATAGATAAGATGTATAATTTTAGATTTGATGAACAAAGTGGAATTAATTGTATTAGTGCAGGATATGGATATTTCCCTCTAAGTGAAAATACATTACGGTATGGAAATAAATCAGAAGAAGTTGATTATACTCCATACATGGTATCAATAAAGGCACTTGATGACCGTAAAAAGTATTGGAATGATGTGGTAAAAGACTCACCTACATTACATGAATATCTAAAAAAGGAGGTGTATAATGAACTATAACAAGGAATGTCCATGCTGTCACTGGAAGTTTTTCGTGGCAGAAACATACGACAAACATGCCGTATGCGTAAAATGTGGAAGCATATTTGAATGACTAATGAGTAAACTTTATATCTAATAGGAGTAAATGTTAGATAATGGCAATTACCCACACTAAAGTCGTAACCGTACCTGATGATGGTACTTCCCCAGTAGGCTCAGATGAGTGGAATGATGATCATACTATAGGAACTAATACAATTACGGATACAATGATTGGTACTCATACGACTACCAAAATCACTGTACCACATACAAATATAACAGGTTTGGCTACAAGTGCAACAACTGACACGACAAGTGCATCTAACATAACATCTGGCACATTGCCATTAGCAAGATTAACTGGAACAATTACAACAGCAGAATTATCAGCAACGGCAGGAATTACAAGTGGACAGTTAGCAGGTTCTATCGCTTCAGCCAAACTGTCAACAGTGGCAATCGCACAAGGTGGAAGTGGAGCAACAACAGCACAAAATGCAATCAATTCCTTATCAGCAGTTTCAGCTGCAACTAACGAACATGTTTTAACTAAAGATACATCAACTGGCAACGCCATATGGAAGGCAGCAAGCACAGTGGCAGCATTTGACGATTTAACTGACGTAAGTGTAAGTGGACAAGCAACAGGTGACACTCTTTATTATAATGGAACTAACTGGGTTAAATTAGCCAAACCTACAACTCCAGCAGGAGAAGTACTAACATTCGCAACTTCTGCATCAGCACCATCATGGGTAGCAGCAAGTGGTGGTGGAATGGCTCCAGAAATTGACGGTACTGTTCAAGCAGTTAATTATACGCCATCAGCCGCAACACAAAACGCAACTGCATACATGTTTGTAAGAAAGATTGATACCAATAATGATGGATTATTTATAACTTTGTGGAAAAACGGATCTTCACAGGTTGTGCAAATTGCATAGGTGGAATGATTGACTGATGGCTATTACATATCACGCAGGTAGAAGGATTCAAGGATTATCAACTGACGAAACCACCATAACACCTACAGGATATAAAGTTCATACATTCAATTCAACTGGTACTTTTACAATTACTGCTGGTAGTGGTAGTGGTGATGTTTTAATAATTGGCGGTGGTGGTTCTGGTGGTGGAGCAGCTGGAGGAAATTATGGTTCAGGTGGTGGAGGTGGAGCTGGAGATTTTAGAAAATTTACTAATCAAACATTATCTTCTGGCTCAGTTGTTATAGGAAACGGTGGGTCTCAAGTTGCTTCTGCAACTAATGGTAATGGTGGTGGTTCATCATCATATAATGGAAATTCATCTGGTGGTGGAGGAGGTGGTAGAAATGGTAATACTAGTTCTGCTGGTGGAACAGGTGCATCAGGTGGTGGAGGTTCAGGAGATAATACTGGTTCTGCTGGGGGGTCATCAAATGCAGTTGGATTTGGTAACACTGGTGGTCAAGGTGGAAGTAAAGCAACAGCAGCCGCTGGTGGAGGTGGCGGAGGTGCAGGAAGTACAGGAACAGCAGGAAATGTACAAGATGGAGGCAATGGTGGAGATGGTAAAAGTGATTCAATTAATGGTACATTAACATTTTATGCAGCTGGTGGCGGTGGTGGAAGAGTGTCAGCAGTAGGAGGAATTGGTGGTTCATCAATAGGTGGTAATGGTGGTTTTGGCGGTATCGGTGGAGGTACAGCAGGTTTAGCCAACACAGGTTCTGGTGGCGGTGGTGGAGGTTCAGGTGGAGCAACATCTACAAATATTGGACTTGCTGGTGGTCAAGGTGTTGTAATTATTAGTTATTTAAATGATGGAAGTATTACTGCAACAGGTGGAACAATAACCACACCATCAACAACCACAACAGGTGTCAAACCAACTAATGCCCAAGTAGGAAGCAGATTTGAAGAAACCGATACACGAAAGATGTATTCACTTGTACCTGCAACACCAATAGCATATGAAACTGATTTTACAACACAAGATAGTTTTACAGATGATGCTCCAAATGTAAATGTAGATACTGCAAATGGTTGGTGGTATCTTGATGATTCTGGAAATGCAGATGTAGCAGGTGGTGGTAGAACAATAACAGAAGTTGATGATGAAAAATGGTTGGTGACGTTTAAAACTACTTTCTTTAGAGAATCAGTTAATGATAGTAATAATGTGTTTGGAGGATTTGGTTTATCAGATGGTGTTGTATTATCAAGTTCAGGTTCAAAGAATTTTATTGGAATGTACTTTAGTGTTGACCGAGATGCGGCAGGTAGTCCTTGTACTATTGTTGTACAAGCAGGTTCTAACACATATGCTGTAAATGGAACTGCTAATACAGGTGAAATTGCAAACGAAACACATATTTCAGATGGCAGTACAGTGACTTGGTGGGGAAGGCTCAAACGAATATCTTCAACACAGGCAACTCTTGAACTTTTTGATGATGAAGCCATGACGTCACCATTTGGATTATCACCAATCACTGTGACAATTCCTTCAAACTGTACAGGATTGAATTACGTATATGGATTTGGTGGAAGGATTAGTAGTGGAAATCAAGGAACATTAAAAATTGACAACATTAAAATCTACAACGGAGTAACATCAATGGTAGTACAAGGTTGGCAGGAGATAGGAACATGACCACATCAAACATGACAACTTTAATAATCAGTTATGGGGAAAGTGTATAGTATGACGATTAAATATTTAGATTCAAAGAGGTTAAGTGGATTAGAATATACAGCATCAACCCCAGTTGTTACTGGATTATTTGATAATATTTCAGCATCTATTGTAGATACAGAACCATTAGATGCAGCTAGAGATTTTGCAGGACAAGAAGTTGCAAGTAGTGGTGATGTAAATGTTATAGATATAAAATTAAAAAAAGGTAGTAGCAGTAGTGCCTTAACTGGAACAATGACAGCTAGACATTATAATTCATCTGGAACATTGGTAAGTGAGTTTGGTTCGTTAGATATTAGTACATTAACAACATCTTATGGAACTTATAGATTTAGTGGAGGTGTAGGTTCAGCAGTATCAGGAGACAGAGTAGGTGTGTTTTGGAGTGGTGGTGATTCGACACATGGAATTGATATGGCTAGAGCAAGTTCTGGAGCAGGTCAAGCGACAAATCATACAAAGGCAGGAAGTTGGGTAACAGTATCATCAAGAGATGCAGTATTAACAATATCAACAGGGGGTGTACCTGCTAGTGGAGATGTCAAACCAACTAACGTACAAGACAACTCCATCTTTGTAGAAACTGATACTGCTAGAAGATATTGGTTTGAATCTGAATTAGCACCAACATTTGAAGATGATTTTACAAGTTATGCAACACAAGGAGATGCCGATGCAGTATGGGTTGAAGATGGAACTGGAAAAGTAGCAGTAAATATTACCGATAATGATATTGATTTTAACCTTAAAACTGAAACTACTGCACATGGAATTAATTATGATTTTGGTGTTGGAAATGTAAGCGATACTGAATGGATAATACGATATAAGATGAATTTAACCACAGTAAATACTACTGTAATGTATACATATTGGGGTTTATCTAGTGTATCAGGAAGTGGAAGTTCAACAACTAGGGATTTCATTGGTTTTAATACTACAGGAACTTCTTTTTATGGACATGATAGAGATGGAGCAGATGATACAGGTGGTGGAGATAATGTACAAAATTACACACTTTTAACTGGAACAGATTACTATGTAACAATCAAAAGAACTTCTGCAACAGCTTATGCATATACTTTACAAACTGGCAGTTTTTCAGGAACAACAGTAGTTAATGGTACTGGAACTTGTGCATCTACTATTGTCGGTCTTAGATATTTTAATTGTCGTAATCTTAATAATCAAACTACAGCAGGAAACTTAATTGGAACAATAGATGACTTTGAATTTTACAACGGAGTAACATCAGTAACACCTGCTACTTGGACTAGAGAGGGTTATGGAACATTACAAGCTTATGCTGAAAGTGCAACAGCAACAGGTGGGTATGACCAATCTAATACACTTTCAACTGCTATTGATATATCATCATTAACAGCAGGAGCTGAAATTGTATCAATAGGTATTAATGCAGGAACAGCCGCAGGAAATGTTTTATTAGGTTTGTATCAAGGTGTAAATCCATTACCAACAGGAGCTACTAAATTAGCAGAAACAGCTTCTACTACAATGGTAGCAGGAATACAATATATTGATTTGACAACACCTTATGTATTAACAGCAACAGATATTTCAAATGGTGTTATTACAGTTGCAATAGCCCATGATTCAGGTAGTGCAAGATTATTTGCAAATTCAACTTTAACAGCAAGAAGCATAAAGGCTAGTAATACTGTTTCAAATGGTATGCCTTCAACTTGGACAAGAGATGTATCAAGTAACGGTGGTCATTTCAACGTATATTTGGGGTATTATAATTGAGCCAAGAATACTATGACCACTTAAACGAGGGGAAAGAATCTTTATCTAATATCGGAGTGAATGTATAGACATGGTGGAATATCTTGCAGGTAATAGGATAAGAGGAACGAGTGCTGAAAAAACAAGTTTAACAATTAATGTATCACCAGCTACAGAGGCAATTTATGATGCACTATCTGAATCCGATGTATCAACATCTGCAATTTATGGATCAGGAGCAAGTGATGGAAGAACAGGTGTTCGAATAGATGCTGGACATAGTGGAATTGGTAAATATATCAATAAAGTTATTTTTTATGGAAATAAAGAAGGTAGTCCAACAGGAACTTATTATTGTAAAATTTTCAATAGTTCTAATGTTGAAGTAGCTACAAGTTCAGGGCAAGATATATCTTTACTTAATGGTGGTGGAACTAATGGAACTAGAGCTAATAATGAACATACCTTAACAACGTTTCACCAAATTGCATCAGGTGATGTAATAGCTTTTACTTATGCTGGTGGTGATTCTTCAAATCATCTTTTAGGTTATTCTTCTTCAAATAGTTTAATTACAAATACAACACCTGTTTGGAAAAACCCATTCGCTTATAGACCTGATAGAAATATTAAACAAAAGTTTGATAGTAGTCCTGCATCAGCAGTTGTCGCATTAAATATTCAAGATGGCTCTATATTCTATGAAACTGACACTAACAAATCCTATGTATTAAATTCAGGCACTTGGACTGAGGTATAACCAATGGCTCTTAGAGCAGTATTCCAAGAGACTGTATGTCAAAAAGACACTTATCAGGCTCAGACATTATTAGGTACTAAAAAGGTATTTCAAGCCAATACATTTGCAGGCAATGCCTACCAAACAATATTTCGTAAAATCATTGGTGCTGTATTCCAAATAGGCGTGTTTCAAAGACTTGTTGCAAACTTTCAAGATGATGTGTTTGATGTCAGTGGTGTATTCACAGGCAATGGCAGGGGTACATTCCAAGGATATGAAATTTCACTCACAGTATTCCAAGACAACATGGCTGATGTCAATGTGTTCCAGTCGACGTCAGGAAAAAGCATTGTTAGGGTAATAATAGAGACTATAAGTTCGTCTCACATAATATCATCCTCAAGAATGTTAGCAAGAATGATATCAGAAACTATAAACTCGGCTGACTATAGAGGAACTGGCAGGGTACTTGCAAGAACAGTAAGTGATATCATAAACATTACTTTAACAAGTCTTAAACTTAGAGGCAGGGGTGCAGTTGTTGGTGACACTGTAGGAATAACGGAGTCTATAGATAGAGCAAGAGCCCTCTTGGCACGCGTGATTGGTGAAACAGTAGGTATGACTGTTACAAACTATAGAAGTAAAGTGATGAGTAGAATGACTTCTGCCACTGTTGGTATCACACTTAGTGTTGATAGAAGTAGAGTACTTGGTCGTGCCATTAGTGATATTATAAACTCAACTGACTTTAGAGGAACAGGTAGATTAATCAGCAGAATTATTAGTGAGATTTCCAATATGAGTGACAGTTTCAACACATATAGAGACCGTTTCAACACGACATCTGACACAATAAACACGGTAGAAACTAACGATAGGGCTAAGATAATCAACCGTATGATTTCAGATTCAATAGGAATGACTGTAACTAATAATATTACCAGAGGATTGAACAAGGCTGTGCAACTAACTGTTAATATGACAGAGATTAATGACAGGGTTAGACCACTCATTAGAAGTATTGTGGAGACAGTATATGCTGGTATTAGTCACTTCCAAGGAAATGTATTCAGTAAGATTGTATTCTATATTGACTTCCCAATAACATCAATGATTAAGAATAGAATTAACAATGATGTAATATCAATACAAAAATATACAGTATATCAAAATAATGTATTCCAATGGAATATTACTGCTGAACCTATAAGAGTTAGAGAACTTAACAGAATGAGAAATGAATCCATATCTGTAGATGACTTTAGAGGAAGAATTAGAGACGTTGTAAGGGCAATAGGAGAAAGTGTTGCAGTAAGCGAAGTTACTAGTATATTTAAGAGTCTTATCAGAATGTTGTCTGACGACATGTCTATGAGTGAGGTCAATGACAGATCTAGAGTATTACTAAGACATATAGTGGACAGTGTAGATGTAGCTGACTTTAGAGGAAGAATTAGAGATATCGTTAGAATAATTAGCAACAACTTATCCATCAGTGAGGTCAACGACAGGGTCAAGGTAATCAATAGAATTGTATCCAACTCGTTGTCAATCAGTGAAATAAATGACAGAGTCAAAGTGATAAACAGAATGATATCTGACTCATTGTCAATCAGTGAGGTCAACGACAGGGTCAAGACCATGATTAGAATGTTAAGTCAAAGTGTATCATTAACAGAAGCACATGATAGAGTTAGAACACTTAGCAGAATAAGAGATGAAAGTGTCAACGTAGATGACTTTAGAGGCAGGATTAAGGAGATTATTAGAGTAATTAGTGATATTATAAACATGTCAGAGGTAAATGACAGAGTTAAACTCATCAACAGAATAATATCTAACTCAGTATCTGTAAGTGACTTTAGAGGCAGGATTAAGACCATAGTTAGAATGATTAGTGAGAGCATGTCATTGGCAGAAGTTAACACAAGAACAAAAATAATCAACAGAATAGACAGTGCCATATTGTCAATAAGTGAAGCCAATAATAGAGCCAGATTGATTAACCGTATGATTACAGAAAGTGTTGCCATTGACATGTTCAGAGGCAGAATAAGACAGATTGTAAGAATGATCAGTGAGTTAGTCACCCCATCTGAAACCAATGTCAGAGTCAGAGTACTTAACAGAATAAGAGACGAATCTGTAGGTGTTACTCAGTTCAGAGGCAGAGTTAAGGTAATGGTCAGAATGATTGGTGACAGTATATCATTGGTCGAAACCAATGTCAGAGTCAAGTTAATCAACAGAATGATAAGCGAGGTTACCACATTATTAGAAGTCAATGACAGAGTCAGAGTACTTAACAGGATTAGAAATGACAGTGTTGGAGTAACAGACTTTAGAGGCAGGATAAGAAACATAGTCAGAATGATTGCAGATATAATAATACCATCAGAGTCAATGAATTACTTTAAACGTATATTCGTAACCAACAACGATACTGTAAACGTATCTCAGTTCAGAGGAAGAATTAGAGTCATGGTCAGAATGATCAGTGAGAGTATGTCATCATCAGAGACATTGGAAAGTGCAATAGGAAAGGTAATAATTATTAGTGAAACAGTAAATGCTGTACATTCATTGGTAAAAGTACTAAGATATGGTCTTAACAGAACGACCAGAGATGTAGGCACATTCGCAAGAGCAGTCGATGTAAAACTATTTAAACGAGATGAGACAACCAAAGGAGTAGACCGATGAGCATGAATTTAACAGGAAGAGCCACAGAGTTCTTTGTAAAAGTGGGAAACAGGGCAGTATTGACCATCACCATAGTGGATTCTAACAATGTCAAAAAGTCTCTACAAGATAATATGACATATACTACAGGTAAATGGAAGGTATGGAAGCCAGATGGAACCCTTATAATAGACGGTGTACTGGTATTTGAGGACAGACCAAACGGAATAGTCTCATATAGACTAGCAGCATCTGACGTGACAATAGAAAAAGCAGGTATTTGGGAGGGTGAAGTAGAGATATTTGACGGTGATGGTGACATGAGTGAACAAACGAAAACTTTTAATTTCACCATTGAGGAGAGTTATTAATGGCAAATTTAACAAATACGGTCGGTGGCAAATGTGATGTTTGCGAACACCATCAGAATCAACATTCATCTCCAGATGGATGTAGTGCATGTGACTGTCAATCAAGAGGACTTCAATAGATTTATATAACACTCTTCATAATATTCATCATGCTAAAGATCGATGATATTAATGAGGAGGTCTATTTTCAGTTCCGAAGAAGCCAAATGGAGGCTATGCATACCGAAAGGTTAGGAGTCATACATGTCAGTGATATTATCAAACCTTGTATGAGAAATGTGATTTACAAAAAAACAATGCCAAACACTGGAATGAATACGGAGAGTACAAAGTCTTTATATTTTGGACAGGTGGTTCATAGTAATTCACAGGTTGCAAAGGATGAGAAATATCACGAAATGTTTTTTGCTTATGATTATGTTAGAGATGTATCATTGACACGAGAAGAAGCATTAGAGATACCACTTGAAGATGAGAGACATCTTGATATTATTTATGGCAGTGCAGATGATGTGTTAAAGATTGGTGGTAAATGGGTTATATGTGATAAAAAAACAACTGGAAGTATAGATTATTTTTCAAAGGCAACATCAAAAGCTAGTGATTCACATAAGGATCAGATTAACAGATACAGGGTACTCTTAAAGAAATGTTACGACATAGATGCAGAGTTTGGATGTGTAATTTACATTAGCAATAGAATTGAAAAAGACAAGAGAGATAAACCATCTATACTATCATTCAAATTAAGACCTGTTGAAGAAACATTGGTAGATATGATAGACAAGTCTAATATAATTAAAGATTCATTAAACAATAAAATATTACCTGAGAGAACAAAATGTTTTTTATGTGACGGTATGTGTGATTATGCAAGTGTCTGTTTTACAGATGAAAGGTCAACCTTTGATTAAAAAAACTATAAATAATAGTTTATAATAACTGTCATATAATGGAAGAAAATGGCGATATTTTTAAAATTAAGAGTGTTGGAAACAAGTTTGTAGTCAGTGAGGATAAGAGAAAAACAATATCACCACACAACAGTTTAAAACATTTTAGAGAAGCCGACATACCAGCACTATGTGACCAATGTAAATATAGAAGCATTGATGCAGGGGGTAATGGCAAGTGTCCCAAATATGAAGAGGATGCAGTTTGTGTTATTAGAAAAGATTACATATCATTCATCAATGAGTTAGATACTAGAAACCCAGAAGACCTAAAAGAGATTATGGATATAGTAACTAAAATCACATTTGAAAATGTAATGATGACAGCAACACAATCAAAGTTTGATGGTGGTGTACCAGATAAGAATGGAAGAAGTGAAATTAATGTGCTGATGAATTTAGTAAAATCACTAAGTGACCTTAACAATAAAATTACAGTTACAGAAAGAAAAGAGTTTACAAAGGAGGGTGATATCAATACAATATTTAGACAGATAAAGGCAAGGGGTATAGATGACTCGTCCAACAAATGAGGAAGTAGAAGAAAGACAGGAGTTCATGCAAACCATTGCAGACTGTGCAAAGAACCCCAGTCTATTTAGTGAAGTATTTTTGGGACACAAACTGTTTGATTACAATCAAAAATATGTTAACTGTAAAGACCGTTTCATAGTGTATAGAAGTGGAAGACAGGTGGGTAAAACCATGTCAACTGCCGCCAAGGCAGTACACTTTGCATTCTTTGCACCTCTAATGTTAAAGACGGTAAAACATGAGTGTACAATAGTTATCGCTGCACCTACACAAAATCAGGCTACCATCATGTTCGACAGGATTAGAAGTCTGGTTATCAACAATGCATTTCTCAAAGGCTACATAGTAAGAAACACACAGAGTGAACTGTGGATTAACTTCCTAGACAATACTGGAATGAGCAAGATCATCACAAGAGCAACAGGTGAGACTGGTGTTGGACTGAGAGGTTATTCTCCTCACGTTATTATTGCGGACGAATGTTCCTTCATCAAGACCGACATACTCAGGGCATTCCTTCCATCTGGTATGGCTACGCAGGCAAAGGTATGGCTTACGTCAACTCCGTTCTCCAAGTCAGGTTACTTCTATGAGGCGTGTATGAACAGCAAACCTAACAATCCAGAAGGCATGTGGACAGAGTTCCATGTCAAGTCCATGATGAATCCACTGATTGCGGAAGATCCTGTATTCATTGAGGAAATTAAGAGACTTACAAAGGAGGAGTATGTGCAAGAGGTAGAGGGTGAGTTCCTAGATATAGGAGATGCACTCATACCAAACTCACTAATCATGGAAGCACTTACTGACGGTCATCCTAAAGGCAGGGTAAAATACTATATGGGTGTGGACGTTGCCAGAACAGGTCGTGATGAGACAGTGTTCACGGTTGTAGGAGTTGATGAGGACGATGTGGTATACCTTGAAGAAGTATATGCAGAGTCACAAAGTAACGTTGTTGATGTGGCAGGCAGAATAGGAGACTTTGTACAACAGTTCCATTTGGAAACCGTGTTCATAGACGAGACAGGTCTAGGTGGTGGACTGGTAGACTTGTGCAGGGAAAGAGATATTCCTACAAGAGGTGTAATGTTCTCATTGCAGGAAAAGGCAGACATGTACAAGAATCTCAGATTATTGTTTGAAAATCACAAGATTAAACTAAAGAATATTAACAAAATGGTATATCAACTGTCATATCTTAGAAGGGAGTATACAGAAAGTGGTATTATGAAGATTAAATCATATGAGCATGACGACTATCCCGACAGTCTTGTACTTGCCTGTAGGGCAGTGAATACAGGTGAAGGTTGGTATGTTATGAGTATGGGTAAGGCTCTAAAAGAGTCACTATTCGGTTAAATTTATATAATAATACATAGTGGTTTATATATGGATTGGCGTGAATTTTTAGAAAAGGATGCTTTAGACGGTAAAGGTGCTAATGATAAGATTAAAGATCCAAAATGGCATGATGATCCACCAGTAGAAGAAGGACATTATAAAGATATAAAAATAACTCCTAAAAAATTTTTAAGAACTGCAAGAAATGCAAGTACACCTACTAGACCAGAAGGATCAAAAGATCCTTTAGCTCAAACAGAAGATAGTAAAAAACTTACTAGAAGACAAGTTAATGATGGTAAAACAACAGGATTAAATGATGCACACAGTAATCCAGAATTTGATGGCTCTAAACCAAGAAAAGGTCAATATGATATGAGAAGGGGTGATGAATTAGGTGCAGTTGAACATTATAAATATAGATTGAGACATGGTGGAACTGTAGCAAAACCAACTTTAGATACAGATCTTAAAAATAATAAAGTGGTAGGTCATGAAGGTAGACATAGGTCAAGAGCTGCAATGGAAGAAGGACTTAAAAAAATACCAACAAAATTACTTAATAATAGATTTGATGATGAAAATAATAAAAAAAGAGATCTAAAAGGATTAAAATATGAACAAGATTTAACTGAAAGTTCTAAAGAATTACCAAAAACTAGTGGAAAAGACACTAGACACCCAATGTTAGGTAGAAAAAAATCATGGGAATCATGGTTAGAGAAAAAAAATAGAACTATTAATGATGATTTCCCAAAAGGAAACCCTCCAATAAAGAAAAAACCAACAATGTTTCCTAGAATTATACGAGAATTTCCTGATGAAAAAGAAGATCCAATGGTATATGATAATAAAACTGCTTCATGGGAAGATTGGTTAGAAAAGAACAATGCCATAGAAACATCTCATAAAGAGGATGAAAAAAAGCATGAATGGGATGGTAAGTTCAGCAGTTCCACTATCAGAGATGATGCAAAGGATGAAAAGGCACAAAGTGAGGAAGAATCACTAGAGGAATTGACTGACGGTAAGTTGGAAGAGATAGAGAAACTAAAGAGTTGGGAAGCATGGTTGGAAAAAGGTAGATGGGATGAACCTAAAAGTACTGCTACTGACACTCATTTAAAAGAAGAATCAGGAAGAGATACAAGAGTTGAAGTCAACGAGTTAAATGCAGAAATTGGACAAGAAGCAACAAACGAAAGATTGGATGAAGCTGGACGAACAGGCATGTTTAAACCAACAGATACTCCAAATTTTACTTCAAAAAAACCAAAATATGTTAAAGGTGTGGAACAAACAGGTGATGATATATCTCAATCTAAAGAACATCTTAACATAGACATAGCACATGCAGCCAAATCATGGACAATTTGGCTAGAAAAGATGCAGGGAGCAGGCGATGCACGATTTGGTAACCAACATTTGACTGGATTAGACCAAGAACCAGTAAACAATGAGGAGGATGAAGCTAATATTTTACCTGAAAAAGAGGAAAAAACTGACGATAAAAGAGAAAAACATGAAGAAACTGATGATAAACCTTATAAAGGATTAAAGGCTGAGAAGAAGTAACATGGAAGACTTGAACAAAATAACTTCAACTAGAGTCGGAGATAACATTCATTTCTTTGTAAACGGTGCAGAAGATAGCGGCACAGTAGTCAAAATGAACACCAGTTTTGTTACCGTTGTAAAAGATGACGGTATATTACAAGATATTCACATTAACGATACGTTCTTCATTAAAGATATACTAGTAAACAAGACTTGGAATGACATGTCTATGGAAGAAAGAACTGTTGCATTACACGAAATTCACGCCTACAGTCCTAGATTCCTCGCAAAAACATGGCAACAACTTCCAAAAGAACTCAAAGATATATTAAAATCCAGCGTAGAACAGGGACATTATGGCAGTGCAGGCAGGGCAAGTCATGCACCTGAAACAAACATGGACATTGATGCTACAGAAGACTATGAAGGACAAACTGAAGATGAAAAGAAAGAACAGTTTAAACATGAAGAAAAAAAACCTAAAACAATTGATAAATCCATGCAAGAACAATTATGGGAAGAATGGTTAAGCAAAGACGGTGGTATGAGTGGTGGAAGTCCTCCAGCAGCAACTGGTATGCAAACAACTGGAGATACATTTAATGCTGTCTATGGTAAAGATGGTCGTATCAAAGGTCAAGGAAAAGATAAGGAAGAAGACAAAGAAGAAGAAAAAGAAAGGAAAGGATAATGGTAGTCGGTAAACCAGATTTTGAACTAAACAGTTTTGGAATTCAGTACAAGGAAAAGAAAGTAAATTACACTAATAAAAAAGCTGGTATAAACGTTTTAAGTAATAATCAAACTGAAAATGAACATGCAGCAGAAAGTAAAATATCAAACATAGCAGCTGAAGCAGCAAAAAAAGATCCAAAAAAGAAACTAACACATTCCAACCAACCAACAACTAGAAACGCTACAGCAGCAGAGGTAGCAACAGGTAAAAAATTTGAAAATAAAGATCCACAAAAACCAACAGGTACAACACCATCATCAATAACTCCTAAAGATGGTGTATTTGACAATATTCCTCAAAGTAATGATGATATGATTACACAGGAAGGTGGTAGTACTCATAGTGGAAAAGAACCAAAAATGCCTAGAAACAAATTACATGGTAGAGCACATCAAGATGCACAAGCAACATTACGTGAAAGTAAACAAAATCCAACATTGAATTCAAACAATCCTCAAGATAAAACCTCTCATACACCAGAACCAACTAATTATGAAACACCAAAAAAAATAGCAACTGCACCAAAAGGTAAAACACCAGCAAAAGATATTTTAACACCAAATAAACCTGATAGTAGAAAAACACCAGTTGGTGGATCTACACCAGATTATGTGCCTATCGAGCATAAAGGTATTTCAAATAAAAAACCAGATGGTACACCTATTGTTAAAGCAAATGAAATTATATTAAAAATGAATATTATGAAATTAGACTTGATGAAAAAAGCACCAAGAAGGGGAAGTGCATCTTGGAAAAAAGAACAGGCTGATTCACCTGAATTTCAAAATGCAGTAGTTTCTGAAACTCAGAGAAAAGCAAGAGCAAGATCAGGTAAAGGAGGTAAATGGAGTGGTGGTATGGATGACTGGACAGAACATCAAGATGAAGAAAATCCTATGACAAGAGAATTCTATAGTGGTCATGATTCGGGTTCTGAAGAAACAAGAGGTAAATTTGAAAATTCTATTGTGGATGCACCACAAACAGGGTTAGATATTTTACAAGCAGGTAAAAAAGTTAAAAAATCTGCTTCTGAAACAATATTCAAGGCAATATCACTAAAGTTAGACTTGGTAAAAGCATTAGCTAGTAATGCAGGTTCTACTCTAGTAGCAGCAGGTACAAAAAAAGGTAAACCAAATCATATTAATGATAAAGGAGTACGTACACAAGACGGTCAACATACTGTTAGAGGTAAGGGTGTAGGTACACCAGAACAAGTTACAATTGACGGTGTAAAAACTACACAGCCAAGAACGGTAGCAGTAAAACCAAAAGGCAATAAGAAAACTTCATTAGAAGGAGATATGCAAATGTCAAAAGAAATTGAGAATAAAACACCAACAGAACTTAAAGAGAGAATGGATTATATTACAAACAGTCCAGCGTATCAAGAATCAATTCACAGAGATGCACCACTAACGGAAAAAGAAGGAACTGAAAAGTTTGATAATGCTGATCCGAAAACTCAAGCAATACGTGCCAGAATTGCAGCACGAAATGCAAAAAAGAAATCTATTGATGAAATTAATTCCATGACTGATGGTATGAAAGAATTATTGAAAAGAGAGGGCGTAAAAATAGGTATGGGTGAAAAAGATACACGACAAATGACAGATAGATTTAATGAAGAATGGGGACTTCCTGATACAAAAGAAGGTAAAAATGCCAAAAGAATGTTAGATGACCATGTGTCACCTGTCTAACAACCCTTAAATAATACCCATATAAGTTTTTAATGTGGTAAGACGAGATAATGATCATTATTGTGTAGAATGTAATGCTGTGCTCCCATGGAGATATAAAGGACGACAAAGAATTTATTGTAGTAACACCTGTAGAAATGAATATACAAAAAAAAAGAAAGAATCTACATAGACGGTGGAACTCATAAGAGTCGCATATGCCTAGTTGATGGTGATAAGACTATAGTAAAGACTAGGGGTAATGACAGTATTATGTATACAAACAATGAACTGGAATACCTTGCACTCAAGTATGGTTTAGAATACATTAATAACAATTATCCCAGAAAACAAATTACAGTATACAGTGACTCCATGCTTGTTGTGAATCAAATCAATGGTAAATGGAGGGTTACAACACCAACATTGTTACCATTATACTCTAAATGTATTAAGTTACTCAGACCAAACGTGACTGTAAAATGGACTAAAAGAGATTTAAATAAAGCAGGATGGGTATTAGAGAAATTATTAAAATCTAAGTCCTAGTAGGATAAGTTGTGTTTGATTTATTACCAGCCTCATTGTTTCCATTAAAATGATTTAACATTTTAGCAAACAACACTGCATCACTCTCATACAAATCACCAGTTCTTGTTTTTTTAACAAACTTTGCAAATTTTCTAAACAATTCTTTGTCTTCCCAAGTAACACATATAGTAGTATGAGAATTACCAATCTTTCTTCTTGCCATATTGAATCATATATACATAAATATATAAACTTTTAGATAGGATATGTTTCTTTAGCCTTCTTTACAGGAATAAATGGTATGGTTATTGGCAACCAAATCATTCCCCATCTTATCCAGATCTTGATAGTCTTTTTGCTTCCATACCAGTTGTCATGGACTATAACTGTTGCAGCGGCAGCCCTAGTGTTTGCCCTTCCCTCTGGGGAATCATATATCCTAGTAATATGAGAAGTGCCAACGGCATCCTGATAGATAGCGTGCAACAACTCATGTCCGAGTGGCATTACATTCTGTCTGATAATAAACGGATTCTTGACGTCATTGACAAACATGTAGATTACTTTCACTCCTGTGACTCCCCATGCTATTCCGTCACTGGTTTCAATGTTTAGATGCTTATAATATACCTTAAAATCTTCTTGGTCGGTTACAGGTATTATGTTAAGTTCCCAGTTGTCCTCAAAGTTTTTCCATGCCTTGTACCCAGAATTACTGGTTCCGTCATGACCGTTTATCATAATGATACGCTGTATAATGTCATTGTATTTTTTCTCATCTATGTTCTTGGTAAAATAATGTATCATGATTAGCCATATTATCAACAACATATAAATATTGCCAATATATGATTAATTGTATGGGTACACAAATAAAAGGCAAATTTGCAGGTCAGTGTAAAATATGTGGAAGTGACTGGAGAGTAGGCGACAACATATATTACCAAAAAGAACCTAAAGCAATTTGTTCTGACAAGGAATGTTTTGAGGAACAAGGTGGAACATTCACACCTTATAAACAACAAGGTACGCTAACAGGTGGTACTGGTGGGTGGGGAAAAACTCCAATAATAACAAAACTACCTGATGTAGAAGTCAGTGATGATGTTAAGAAGATAACAGAGTATTGGGATCAATTTTTTGTAGTAGCACATCACAAGACAAAGTCTATTTATCCACAAGAAGATGTTAATGGTGATAGGTTCGGTCAAATCAGATCAAAAATGATGGATCAATTTATGGGATTAACAAACATGTTAAATAAATAGATTTATATAATCCTTCCTTTTTTACTAAACTATGAACGTAAGCGAAGTTCTCGACATCAAAGGTTCTCATGAGAATTCTAAAAAACTTGTTGCTGGTGATAAAATTACCATCCAAGGTTTTAAGATTAAGAACGTTGATGAAGTAGGTGCTGAAGTTGTTGAAATTTCAACCACAGAAGGACTGCGACATTCATTCGGTAAAACTGTTATTGGTCAAGCCAAAAGCGATTACTGGAAAGATGTTGTAGAAAAATGTGTTGACAAGGATGCAGCAGACGGCTTGGATGCCTATGTAGTTGAAAGGGAAGCTGAGAAGACAGGCAGAATGATGCTATGTCTTAGCATGTTTCCACCAAAAAACTAATAAATAACTCCTACCTTTTTATTTTTATTATGGATATAGACAAGCAACATGCCGAAGATTGGTCTAATGTAAAGAAATACAACGAGGACATGCTTAACGTAACAGGCGAACATAAATATGAAGTAAGAATTGCTGCGTGTGATAGACTGCTCGCAACAGTTAAATAAACTTCTACATTGTAATTTCATATGAAGACTTGTAAGAAATGTAACAAAAGAGACCTTGAATGGAACAAGCCATGGTTTGAATACAGTGGCAGATGGCAGTTAAACAATCATAAAAACAGTGATGGGGAATGGTGTGTCAACAATGTTAAAAAACAAAAGGAAAACAAACTTACAAAGAAAGACTTTACAATATGTCCATTATGCAGCGAGTCAGATTTTGGATACTGTTTGAATACCGAGTATGAAGAACACAAAAGATTATATCATCCAAATGGCGAGACTAGAACAAATGAGTATTTTCAATGTTGATATATAACTTTATATTGAGGTAATTATATCACTAAGTAACATGTTTTCAAAGAAAGTTACTATTAATCTTGAAAAGAAAGATGATATAATACACTTAGAACCGATAAGCGATATTCATATCGGTCATGTTGGTTTTGATGAAGACTTGTACAAAAAAAGAGTAAAGGCAATATGCAGAGACAAAAACAGATACACGTTCTTTGGTGGAGATGCATTGGATGCAATTACAACTTACGATAAAAGATTTAATCCTGACATGAGTTTGGAACACGACATAGACAATCAAAGACAGAGATGGCAGGACATGACACAGTCATTGATTGACATTCATACAAAGTCCAAAAATGAAAAGATATGGGGTTTCTTTCACGGCAATCACGATTACAAGATACCACAAATTACCAGATCATACTTGGAAAATACCATGTGTACTCCCAATGACTTGACGTTCATGGGAAGCCGTGGAGTTATAGGACTTGAGATTAGACATAATAAAAAGATATTATCACAATGGTCTATACTGTTCATACATGGAAGCGGTGGCGGAAAGCCAGAAAGAATGATGGAACAGATGAAACATAATGCATACTATGACGTATTCCTTTGCGGACACCTGCATCAAAAGAGGTATCAACCAGAACTGGTATACGACTTTGACTGGAAGAGTGGTAAGACTTGGGAAAGAGACATACACCTAGGCAATACAGGTACGTTTTGTAAGACTTTGATAGAAAACACAGATGGATATATGGACAGAAAGAACGAGGTTATAGGATCACAGATAGGTACGATGACGTTATCATTTAATGCAGAGGAGGGAACTATCAGTGGTCATATCTAAACCAATCAGAAAAAATAAGAGAAATCTGACAAGTATTGTGGATATAGAAAGGTCTAGAAGGGTGTCGACTCATGATAGAATTATAAATGTTTTAAAGGAGTATAAAAAGGGACTACCTCTGACTGAGATACAGTACGAAGGAAAGATCAGCAGTATGGGCAACTTACATCATACAATAAAATTCATGGTCAGGGCAGGAGAGGTAAACAAAGAAAAATGTTCTCATTGTAACAGCACTGAACTATATAAACTGAACATATAACTCTTGTATAATTAGACAAGTTTATATTCACAAAGAACCAAACATCCATATGTTTATCAATATTTGTTGGACAAAAGACGGTGAAACTAAAAAAACACTTATGGCTATAGAAAAAGCAACTCATATGG